CGTACTTCACATACCCGTCTTTTGAGGGTGCTTCGGCGTAGCTCCGCTCCTCGTATTCTTTGAGTTTGATAAGTTCCATATTACTCGTAATATATGATGTTGTCGGGGACTGTCGGGTTGTCGAAGTCAAAGTAAGTTCCGGTCGCCGTGACTCGGCAAGCCCCCACCTCGCAGACCCCCACGATAGAGGCGTCATCGGGGTCGAGGTTGATGTCCGAGTTCTGCCCGTAGATTGTGTATGTATACAGCCCCGACTCGGTGAGGAGGATTTGGCCGTTGGTAGGGTCGTCGGCGTTCGTTCCTATTCTGAACTGCGAGTACCTCTCGTTGTCGTAGATCACGCCGGCGATGAAGGCAAAGGTCTCCTCGCTCGCATCGTTACGAAGTACGACGAGGTAGTCCGTAAAGGAAGCGAGGAACTTCCGAGCCTCGAACGGCGTGCAGTACATTTTCTGTGCTGCTGTGTTGGGGAGTAGGTTGACCATGCTTTATCTATCAAAAAAAGGGGAGAGCTTAACGCCCTCCCCCTCCTTATATAACAGTCATAAGGCCGTGCCTCGGTGTAACTTAGCTCGAAGGAGTCAGGGTGCAGTTGACCATTGTCGCCGTGTCCAAGAATGGAGCGGCGGTAGATTCTTGTGCGCTGAACTCCACCGTGAACCCGTAGAGGTCGCCGGCAGCAGTACCCGTCTGTACGGTACCTCCTGACGCTTCCACGCCGTTGAGGTGGCCCATGACGAAGTAGTTGTCGTTGCGGTCTTGGACTACGATAGCCGTGCGACCCTTCGTGAGGTTGCTGATTTCCGTGATGTCGGAAGCAGACAGACCCGTGAAGGTAGCCGTGAGAGCTTGGTCGAAAAAGACGGAGCCGTTCTCGATTGACGACGTGATTGTCTGGGTCAAGCTAGCTGAACCCTTTGTCAAGCCGTAACCGTTCATAGTCAAGGCCGCAGCAGAGTCGGCAATCTCACCTGACGCCACAGCGTCCCACATAGCCTCGCTCCATTGAGCGACGTAGATTTCCTTGACGCCACCGAGGGAGTCCTTACAACCGAGGTCTCTTCCTGTAAGAGTTAATGAACAAGCCATTGTTTAAGGTTTTGTGAAAGTGGGGGAGCCGAAGCCCCCCCTCCCTCGGTTAATGATTAGCTCGTGCGGTACGCGAAACCAGCAGAGGCCGCGTCCACGATTTGAGTTCCACCGTCGAACAACATGATGATGCGGGTCACCGCGTCGCCTGTCGTGCCGGTCAAGTCCAAGAAGCGAGCCTCAACGTGGTCGGTCAACAAGTTAGTTCCGAAGAACAAGTTGTCTTTGCGAGAGATGAGGAACGTGTCGTCAGGGAAACCAGCAGGAGTCACGATGGAGTAGCCAGCGTACTTCGCCACCACGCCATCGTTCAAGAATGGCAAGTTGTAAGTAGCAGCCAATGCTTGGTAGTACAAGTTGGCAGACTTGCGAGACATGAAGATAGAAGCCTCTGGGTCGCCAGCGATAGCTGAAGGAACCTCACCCACCAAGTCGCCCAAGCGAGTCAAGATGTTGGCGGCGTCCGTTGCACCCGTGAGCTGTTGCATGGTGCCAGCGTTGTAGCCATCAACCAAGTGACGGCACAAACCGTTGAAATTGTCGTAGGTCGCGCCTACAGAAGTTCCGTCAGCAGAGTTGAAGTCGCCCTGCCAGATATTGCGCTCGACGTCCTCAGCCACCTTTGCAGCAGTGATTTGTCCGAGGTAGCTAGCGTAGTCGGCAGGAGTGCCGGCGTAGTTGCCACGCATCTGCTCGGCTGCCCAAGATTGTGCGAGGTCGTCGTTGCAGATTTCCTCGTTCACCTGAAGCTGTGTCGTGGTGAGTACGATGTTAGACAAAGAAAGTCCGTCCGCTGCGGTGAATCCGCAAGTGCGGTCGCCGATAGTTGGGCCAGAGACTTTCGTGAGGTTAGCCTTGTAACGAACATTGTCCAAGACTGAAACGTAGCCATTGGCGAGGGTGTCCGCGCTCAAGATGGCTGGGGCAACAAACGGCAGTGCGTGTTGCCCAACGTAAGTTGAAGAGATAGTTGCGCTCATAGTTAAGCGTTGTAGTGGTTAGAGAGGGCGCGGACGCGCTCCTCGATTGACAAATTCTGTAGATTCAAAGGCTCCTTCTTTGGGGTTGGTGCCTTGTGCTTCAGCCCCGTGGAGGCTGCTTGCTTCTGGAGTTCGAACAGACGCTCCTTCACCTGTGAGAGTTCGGTCAAGATTACGTCCATGTCGCTGGGTGCTTCGGTAGTCTCTGCACTCATTTCGACTTCGACCTCAAATTCTTCGGTAGGCTCTACGGCCTCCGTAGCCATTTCTTCCTTCTCCTCTTCCGTGGCTTCTTCCACTTCCTCGACGGCTGGTTCACCCATAGCTGCGGCGATGGCTTCGGCAACGATGGCCTCTACCTCCTCGCGGGTGACGTAGTTGATGGTTACTTCTTCCATGTCTTTTGGATTTTCTTCTTCTTCGAAGTCCGCGCTCTGGCGAGTCTTGGGCTTCGTGGGTGGCTTAACCGGGGGGTCGGTGGGTGCGGGCTTGACGGGTGCGTCCTTGGCGGGAGCTTCAGCCACAGGCTCTTTGGTCTTGGCTGGGTTCGCTGCCTTGCCATCTTTCGCTTCCTTGCCTTCGCCTCCTTTGTTCACGGCTGCAATCTTGCCACCGTCAGCAATAGAGATGACACCCCCGTCCTTGAAGGTGTAGTCCCCAGGAGGGAGCGGGATGCGCTCGCCTTCGTCGTTAATGATGTAGGCTTCGTCTCCTTCTACGAAGTCGTCGCCGTCCGTGTAGATAACCGTCCCGTTGTCGAGGGCGGCCTCTGCCAGTTCGGTGCGCGACTCCTCTACTTTCAAGTTGACGTTGAACTTGTTGAAGATGTCCTGCACCCTTTCTTGAATAGTCATGTCGTGCCGTTTTTTATATAAGGTTTTCGAGGGGTCAATTCTCAGGTTTGGTGGAAAATTCTTTTTCTAGTTGGCTCATAAGCTCCTCGGCCAGCTTGGACGAAGCCCACCGGAGGCCAGCCTTCCCACCCCACAGGAGATAGGAGATAGTCCCACACGCGTTCATGTCGCCCTCGTCGTAGTACTCCTCCGCCCGTTGTAGGAAGGAGGCCATGCGTTTGACCGTATCAAGGGAAACGGGCTCTCCGTTGGCTAGCTGTTGAGCCCTCACCTTGCCCGTCTGGGTGGCGCACTTGTTCCCGTTCTTCTCGTTGAGCTCGATACCTCGCTTGGCGTTGTTCTTGACAGCCTCTGGATAGTCGTCGTAGGACTCCATGACTACCCGTACCCCTGCCTTCGTCCGCTTGTCGGCTTTGACGATGGCCTTGGCTAGCTCGGCGAGCATCTCGTCTTCTGAGTTCTTTTTCATCTTGTCGACGAAGTAGCCCTCGATAGAGAAGCCCTTGACCTTGCCTTCCTTCACCCACTCCTGCCAGATGGCCTCGTTGTCCACCTTGACGGCTACCATCCATGTACCTACAGGAACGTCGAGACCATAGAGGGAGGACTTGTCCTGCTCCTTGTTCTCCACGATCCACGACTCCACCACAGTAAGCCCGTGGATGGTGTGCTCGTGTTCGAGGGTGTGCTTCGCTTGGTTGCCGTGCTTCAGGTACAGCTCACTCGCCTTCCTTACCGTACCCTTGGAGAAGTAGACGTAGAACTCGTCCTCTCCGTTCTTGCGGTAGATAGGCTTGTCGGGTACGAGGGCGGGGCCGATGAGGACGCGCTTCTCGGCGTCCACCTCTGCGAACTCTACGCGTTGCTCTTTCAGGGCGATGAAGTCGAGCTCGATGGCTGGACGGTCTACGAGGGAGATGGCGTCGATGCCGTACAGCTCCGCCTCTTCGTCGATTATCAATTCTACAATTCTCATAGCGTGGCTTGGTCTTGGATTTGTTGGTTGGCTTGTTGTGCGTTGGACACGTCGGTAGCGATGACGTAAGCCTGCACGGGGGTTTGTTCTCCCGCCCCTTCCCCGAGGAAGGAGAGGTCTAGCTGTGGAGCTTGTGCTGTTTGCGCTTGCGATTGTGCAGAGATACTTCCAATGCTTGTACCTCCTCCAGAACTTGCGTTCGGGCTTTGGTATTGTTGGGCTTTGATATTCTGCACGTTCTTGAGTCCTGAGGCCAAGGCGACACCGGCAGCAGCGATACCCAAGGCTGGACCAACGATAGGGATAGGCGCAAGCGAGTTGAACGCTTGGATAGCACTCTCATAAGTAGAGATAAGGGCTTGGGCTGCCTGTACTTTCTTTTGACGCTCAAAGGCTTTCTTCCTTTCTTTTTCGCTGTCGCCCTCGAAGGCAGAGTTCAATTCAGAGAGTAGGCCAAGCGTGGCGGCCATGCCTCCAATTATGGCCTGTTGCGTTTGTTGTCTCCGTGCCTTGTCTTCGGCATCGTACCTCTCGTTTATCTCCTTCTCGGCTAGGCGTAGGGCTTCCTGTAGAGAAAGGGTTTCCTGTCCCAGCGTTTGCGCTTGTAGGATACGCGCTTCATGGTCGAGGCGTAAGTTCTCCAGCTCCTGCTCTCGCGTAAGAACGGCGTTCTCTTCGATGAGTGCGTAGGCCTCGTCGTAGTATTTTTGCAGGAGGGCGATTTGTCCGTCTAGCTTCTTCTGCTCGTCCGCGTTGGCCAGCTCGTCGTACCTCTGCTGGATAGCTAGAAGGTCGGCTTCCAATTGCTCCGTTGCTGCCCTGATCAGTCCCTCGTCGTCTCCTGCGATGGCTACGCGCTCGTCGTACTTCTGCATGACGGCTAGCTCCTCCCTCTCTTGTGCGTCGAGGGTGAACTGGTAGAGCTCATCTTCGAGCTTGGCCTTGGCCTCGTTCTCTTTGAGCAAGGCTTCGAGCTCTTTCTTGATGCGCTCCTCCTCCGCTTTCTCTTGTGCTTTTATACGGTCGCTCGTTGCCTTCTCCGCTGCTTTCTCTCTCGACTCCTGCTGAAGGAGTAGGCTTTGACGCTCACCCTCCAAACGCTTCTGGGTACGAAGGGAGGACGTCTCCAATTCCGTTACCCTAGCCCGTGCCTCAGCTACAGCCTGAAGGGTCTCCTCGTCCGATTCTGCGAGGGCAGCCTTGGCCTCCAAGATGTCGGCTCGTTCCTTGGCGAAGGCCAGCTCTTGAGCGATGGTTCTTTGTTCCGCTGCGATGGCTTCGTTGAGTGCCGCGATCCTGTCCTCGAAGGCCATCTTCTCATCTTCGACCAGCAAGCGTTTCTCTGCGATGAGCTTGTTGGTCTCCGCCCTTACGATGAGGTGGTCGCGCTCCGCTACCTTCAGCTTGTTCTCCCTGTCGGCTAGGTCGTTTGCTGCCTTGGCCGTCCGCTCCATCTCTGAGGCGAACTCCCCCGCCGCCTTCGTGGCGTTGGCCATGCTTTCCGTTACGCTGTCGACCCCTAGGGTAACTTTGCCCATGGCGTCGACTGCCGTCTTCGCTGCCCCTGAGAAGTCCCCAGAGAAAGCCTGCTTGATAGCGTCCCCAATTTTCGGGATGAACTCAAGTAGACCTTCCAAGCGGTTGAGGAAGTTCGTCTTGATAGCTTCCCACAATCCCAGCACGGCCTCCTTGGGGTTGGTGAAAGCGTTGAAGATGGCCTCCCCCAGATGGATAACAATGTCGACGAGCTTGTCCATGACAGCCCCGAGGGTCGCCGTTATCTTGCGGAGTTGCTGTGCCCCTCGTTCTGTCTTTTGGAAGTACGAGACAAGGGAGGTGATAGCTACCAAAAGGAGCCCGATGCCTGTGGCAGCGATGGCTCCCTTCAAAGTCTTCATGCCCGTTACGGCATTCTTGAGGCCACCCTTCAAGCTACGGAAGCCCGAGACGGCTCCCCCTGTCATCTTGTCGAGCTGGTTGGTTAAGCCCGACGTAGCCTTCGAGGTGTCCTGAACACCTTTCTCTACGTTGGTGAGGCTCTGCTCTACGCCTCCCGTGTCGGCGTTAAATTCAATGATTACCTCCTGTTTGCTTACAGCCATGAGATGAGTTTGTAGATTAGAAAGGCAAGACCTCCCCACCACCCGATGACGATGACCGAGGCGAGGAAGTAGTCAAGAGGCACAAGCCACCACGGGAGGGTGTTCTTCACCTTGGCGTTCTGGAGAAGGTCGATAGCCTTCATAATGTGGTCGGGGTGCTTCATGTGGTAGGGGGTAGAACGGTGGGTC